CGTCGGCTTCTGGCCGCCGTGGTGCCGGCCCCGGGCCTCCTAGAAAGGAGATGGGGTCGGCAGCCTCATGGTTAGGGGACGGGAAACGAGTGATCGTTACCCTTCTCGATGAGCTGTGTGGCAGCCTCACTCGCGATGGCGCGAGCGGCGGGCGCGTCAACCTTCATAGGTTGAGACAATCCGGCATGAGTCCAGAGGACCTTCCTGATTGCCTCGAAGAGGTTCGACAAGCCCTGGCTGGGCGCAAGCAGAGATTGATCATTGATCTGGCGTTGTACCAGACTTTGGTCCTCAGCACATACTTTCTCCGAGCTCTTACGGAGGTGCTGTTGGACGCTGATCCAATCTTCTTGCGTCTTAAGCTAGCAGACATGTGGGACGTCTTCGACACGTTGATACCGCTGGGTCAGGCTGACCAAGTGGCCGTGTTGAAGTACTGGACGGCATGGCCGATGGCCAAGTGGCTGAGGAATGATACCCCTCCACGACCGTCCTGTTTGCCCACGGTTCCAGACGGAGCGTTCGAATTCCCCATTCGGGGTTCGCTCCGCAAACACTTTCGGAACCTCTTGGCGTCGCGCACGACTAGCGCGAGAGCAGGCGCTGTCTTCACCGGCATTTTGCAGGGGAGTAAGCGCGGATGCGCGCCCGTTCCGATCGAGTTCGAGGTACTTTCGTGCCTGAAGCATAAGAAGGCGCTTTCAAACCCCGTCGCACTGACCCATGGTGGTGACTTCTCAAAGAAGTTTCACGCCATTTGGGGTCGTAAGTGTCGACATCGCAAGGGGAAGGATGGCGCCGACGAGTTGGAAACCCGGTGGCGTAGAGTGTACGAAGATCGTAAACTCCGCCGTCGGTTGCACAATTGTTCCAACCATGCTTCAATCGAGAGCATGAGGTCCCAGGGAGGGAGAAGGAGCCACGTAGCCATCTTGAACAGATACCTCATTGGTGAGGAGTCAGATGACCGGCTTCCCCTCGACCCCCCTCTTCTGGACATGTTCGAGCGAGGAGGAAAGGTGTACGAACGTCGCGGGTGGCCGATGGCCCCGTATGAACGCTTCGTGCGCCATGTCGCGTCCTCTGTCCGAGGTAGGAATCTCAAGGCCGCAGTTGAGCTCTGTTTAGAGCCACTGAAGTGCCGTGTGATCACCAAGGGCGAGGCCGCGCCGTATTTCGTCGCTCAAACGTTCCAGAAAGGCGCGTGGAAGGCGCTCCAGGATATTCCTGCAATGAAGCTGACCGGTTGTCCAGTCGATGCTTCGATGCTATATGGCCTGGAAACGCGCACCGCTGCGCTGGGACTGCCCTTCGACAAATGGGTGAGCGGAGACTACTCTGCGGCCACAGACGGCCTTTCACTGGAGGTGAATCAGCTTTGTCTAAACGAGCTGTTAAAGGCTTTTCAAGCCACTCCAGATGAAGCAGAGATATGTCGCAAGGTCCTGGGTTGTCACCGTGTGTCATACCCTGAGAGGATCCGCTCTGACGAAGGGAACGACGGCCTAGAGCCGTTCGACATGCTCAATGGCCAGCTGATGGGGTCCGTCTTATCCTTTCCGGTCCTGTGCGCTGTGAATCTCGCAGCGTATTGGTGCGCCCTTGAGGAGCACACAGGTCGGAGGTTTCGACGTGACCAGCTCCCGGTCTTGGTCAACGGCGATGATATTCTTTTTAAGGCGGACTTCTCCTTCTACGAAACGTGGAAGAAGTGGATCGCCCGGGCCGGATTTACGCTTTCCGTAGGAAAGAATTACATCTCGCCCAATTTCATCACCGTCAACTCCGAATCGTGGATTCATAGGGGAGGAAGCGATTTTCGCAAGCTCCCATTCCTCAATACCGGCCTGCTCCTCCAAGAGGCTGAAGGTCCGGCGAGGGTTCCACTACGGAAAGAGACCGCCGAAAGACCCCTTATCCCCAAGCTTCAGTGGATACTGGACAATGCAAACAACCCGGCTCGAGCCTTTGACAGGATCAAGCACTACTGGCGTAAAAGCATTGCCATCCACACGGAGAACGGGCGCTACAATCTCTGTGCGCCTGTTGAGCTTGGAGGATGTGGTCTACGGGTTCCGGAGCAGTGTAAGCCTGCGGTTCATTTCACTGCTTTCCAGCAGTTACTTGCAGGTAAGTCACTTCAGCTGTGGAAAGACCTCGATGGGAAGACCATACGAGAGGCTCCTACCACTGGCCTAGAGAGGCTGTCAACTGTGGTGAAGGAGGCATCGGTCAACCCGTATAACTCGCAGGAGCGGACAGGTACTGCCGTCCTGAGGTCGCGTCTGGAACCAGTTCGCGGAGATAACGAGGTACGATTCGGAGATAAGCGGTCCAACAGGCGAGTTGCTTCGGACCTGAACACGTCGCAGGAAATTCAAGATGAAGACCGGCCGACGTTTAAACTCCGTATTATCCCTCGTAGACGCCTCGCCGCTGTGTTCGCGGCGGAGAAGAGGATTGCGAAGCCATTTCATTTCGACCTAGAGGTTCGTAAACTGCTGACACGGGTGCCAACTGATGACGCATACCCTCCAGAAGACGATGTTCTGGTAAATATTGCAGAAATGGCTACGGAAACTGATACTGCTTATTTGCCGGCCGACTTGGTCGAGCGCTACGGGCTCTGAGCCCGTGGCAATTTGGTATCAGCAATCCTGCCCCACTGTGGGGCTGGGTGGTCTTGAGCCATCTTGGATATTTGGCTACATCCTTTACTTGAAACGCGGATTTTCGCGTACCACCCACTTCTCAAAGGCTTGAGATCATGGCAAAGATGGCAGTTCGGCGTAAGATCGGCAAGCGGCCCAAGATTCGACCTGTCGCC